ACTCAATTTGTGAGAACTATCTATACTTTGGCTGCAAACGTTGGTCAAGCTACAAAAGGAGTACTTTACGGAGGTTAATTAATAACAATAACCCCCTTTAATTAGGGGGTTTTTTAAAACATATAGATATGCCAGCAGAAGCTTTTACACTAGGGCGCCTAGAGCCTACAAAATCTAGCAACGGTGGGTTAAGAAACGTTTATTTTATCACTAGTGGGCTTATTGCTCCGAGTGCTATAACTTACGGAACTACAACCAATACGGACGCTATCGCAAGCGTTACGGGAGCGGCTTCGGTTACTGCCGTAAAATATGAACTTTTGGGAGCAAATAGCTTTGATCAAACTATGACTAGTTCACGAGAAAACGGAACAACATTTTTCGAGCAAAAATTAGCGTTAAAATTGAAAAAATTAAACGCGGCAACTCATAAGGAATTAAAATTAATTAGTTATTCAAGATGCCAGGTCGTGGTTGAGGATAATAACGGAAATTTAATGCTAGCCGGATTGACTAACGGAATGGACGTTACAGGAGGTACAATCGTATCGGGTACAGCTTTAGGCGATCACTCAGGATACACTTTGGAATTAATGGGAATGGAGCCAGTAGGTGCAAACTTTATTACAGGTGCAATTACAACAGTTATTGGAGGTACAATTACATCAGGTTCATAGTTTGATTTTTGATTTTTTGATTGAAAGGCGCCTAATTAATTTTAGGCGTTTTTTTTTGAAACAAAAAGAAATAAAATTCGTTTACTTTTTATGATTATACTATTAGAAACAAATCAAAGCCAACAAATATCATTTATCCCACGTGAGATGACCGCTTATTTGTTGAAAATTAAAAACGAAACTACGGAAGTAGTGCAAACGATAACGCCTACTTTTTATAAAAACGATTATTATTATACGTGTTCGGCAGTTTTTAACCTAAAAGAAAATCATTTTTATAATTTAGAAGTGCAAGACGTGAACGAAAAGGTAATTTACTTAGATAAAATCTTTTGTAAAAGTCAAAATCCTAGTTCGTATCCAACTGCAAACCCTACAAATACCATAATTTATGAGCAATAATAACCACGTTATAGAATTAAAAGCATATAACCCGCCTAAAGCGGTCGAAAGTCGCCAAGATAATTGGATAAAATTCGGCGAAAAAAACGACTATTATGATTTTTTAATAGATCGTTACAATAATTCTACAACAAATAACCAGGTTATAAATAATATTGTAAAATTAATTTACGGTAAAGGTTTAATTTCTAAAGATTCAGCGCAAAAACCTCAGGAATATGCGCAATTAAAAACTCTTTTTACTAAAGAAAACGTAAAAAAAGCGGTTACCGATATGTATTTATTAGGCCAATGTGCTTTTCAAATTATATATTCTAAAAATAAAAAGCAAATAGTTGAAGTTCAGCATATACCCGTAAATCTTTTAAGGCCCGAAAAATGCAATGCCGAGGGTATTATTGAAAATTATTATTATTCCGATAATTGGAAAAATTTAAGAGAATATCCAGCGAAAGCTATCCCGGCTTTTGGTTATGGAGATCGGACTTTAGAGATTTTTATGATCGGAAATTATACAATAGGGCAAAAGTACCTAAGTAGCGTTTCATATATTGGCGGACTTCCATACGCAAAGCTCGAAGAGGATATATCCGAGTACTTAATTTCATTAGTTGAGACAGGATTCACGCCGCTAAAAATTTTGAATTTCAATAATGGCGTACCGGACGCGGACACTCAAAGACGAGTTAACGAAAGCGTTATCGATCAAACGACAGGGGCAAGCGGCAAAAAATTAATTGTTTCTTTTAACTCAGACGAAACTAAAAAAACCACTATTGACAGCGTTAGTTTAGATAATGCGAGCGCGCAATATGAATATTTGAGCAACGAGGCACGCTCTAAAATTATGCTATCTCACGGGGTTACTTCCGGGCTTTTATTTGGTATTCCAACGGCGAACGGTTTTAGCTCAAACGCTGACGAATTAAAAACGGCTTTTATGCTTTTTAATAACAACGTAATTATTCCAAATCAGGAGCAATTTTGTGACGGTATTGATAAGATTTTAGCTTATAACGGTATATCTTTGGATTTAGGTTTTGAGACGTTAAACACGCTCGAGGATACGATTGAAATAAGCGAATCCGATATATCTAATAAAACAATCTCAGCGGTTAACGCGATGAGTCCTTTGGTGGCTAATAAAGTTCTAGACTCAATGACTCCGGACGAAATTAGAAATTTAATCGGATTACCGCCAACGATAGGAGGCTCGACACTTGACACGAAATTAAAATCAATCGAAGTTGAGGCGACGGATTTTAGCAGCGATTTAGATTTAAACGAATGGGAGCTTTGCGATAGTTCGGTAGTGGATTATGATAAAGAGGACGAATACGACGAATTAATTAAAAAAGCAAATAACCCTAGTTTATTTAAACGTATTCAGCATTTTGCTAGCACCGGAACAGCATATCCTAGACGTAACTCTGAACAGGATACAAAATTATTTAAAACGCGTTACAGATACAGCGGTAACGCAATAGGCGAGCGCGAATTTTGTAAAAAAATGTTACAAGCAAATAAGCTGTATAGAAAAGAGGATATTTTAGCAATGTCAAAAGTAACAGTCAACCCTGGTTTTGGAATGAGTCCGGATCCTAACGAGCCTTATTCTATATGGTTATGGAAAGGCGGGGGCAAACTTTCGGAGGCTTATCCTAACGGAACTTGCCGCCATTTTTGGGTGCGTGAAACATACCGCAGAAAAGGAACAGATATTTTAAGTCCTTTAGCTCAAAAAGTAACGCCAGCGCAAGCTAGAAAAGAGGGCGAAATATTACCTACTAACGATCCGCGAGTTTACAAAGCTCCGCACGATATGAAATAATAAATTATGGCAAAAGCACTATTTATCACGGACAAAGAATTAAAACAAATGACGGTTTTAAACGGGAATTTAGACCCTGACAAAACTAAGCAATTTGTTATTATCGCTCAAGATACCCACATTTATACTTATTTGGGCAGTAATTTATTTGACAAAATTAACAACGATATTGTAGCGGGTACTTTGTCCGGTAATTATTTGAGTTTATTGAATAATTATATAAAACCTATGGTAATACACTGGTCACTCGTGGAGATATTACCCTTTATTTCTTACACGGTCGCAAATAATGGAGTCTATAAAAGAAATTCAGAAAATAGCACAGCAGTTGAAAAATCCGAGATTGATTATTTAGTAGAAAAGGAGCGACAAATTGCACAAAATTACACTCAAAAATTTATCGATTATATGGTTGATAATTTTACTTTATTCCCTGAGTATTATTTGGCAAATACGGGCGATACTATACCTTTTATGAGTGCTAATTTTGCGGGTTGGTATTTACCGCAAAATACAGGATTAGAGCGAAACGACACGGGCGATTTTAGATATAATAAATAAGTGATATGAACTTTGAACACATAAAAGGCGATACTTTTGACGCGGTAAATTTTCAAATTAATTTTAATACAAACCCTTTGAATTTAACAGGGGCCACAATTAGAATGCAATTAAGAAAAGAATACCAGGGGTTAATTTATTTTAACGTGGCTTTGACGATAGTAAACGGAGCCGCCGGGACTTTTAGAATAAATAAGCAAATTATTAATATTGAGGCCTGGGATTATCTTTATGATATAGAAATTGCTTTGGCAGACGGGACAGTAAAAACGTGGGTAAGTGGTATTTTTTCAATCTCTAATAACGTGACGGAATAATGGCAGATACAGTAGATATAAACGTAACGCAAACGGTTGAAACAGTTGATATAATACTACAACCTAATTTAGTAACTGTAAATATTAATCAAATAACACCTGGTCAAGCTAGCAATACAAATTTAGGATATATTGCAAGCCCTACAAACGGAATAGTAACAAGCGATACAGGAACGGACGCGACTATACCTTTGGCCAATAGTACAAATGCGGGTTTATTAACACCGGCAGAAAAGACTAAAATAGCAAATATTCCAACCTCTACAAATCAAATAACTAATAACGGCGCAGACGGTGTAAATCCATTTATTACCGCTTTAGATATTCCAACTACTGGTCAAGCGAGTACAATAGTTAGAGAAGTTAAAAATATGACAGGCGCAACTTTGGTAAAAGGTACGGTCGTTTATATATCCGGGGCAAATGGTAATAAGGCATTAGTATCAAAAGCACTAGCTACAACTGACGCGTTAAGCTCGAGAACATTTGGAATGTTACAATCAGATATTTTAAATAATGGATTGGGATATTGTGTTATCATTGGCGATTTAAGCGGGGTTGATACATCATCATTTGCGGAGGGCGCTCAACTTTATTTAAGTGGAACAACAGCAGGTACTTTTACATCAACAAAAATATTAGCTCCTACGCATTTAGTTTACGTTGGTAAAGTTACACGTTCACATCCTACACAAGGACAAATCGAGGTTGGCATTATGAACGGGTTTGAATTAGAAGAAATTCACGATGTTCAAATAACAACACCTCAAAACAATCAATTATTAGTTTACGAAACTGCAACTGATTTATGGAAAAATAAAGATGTTATTATAAACGATTCAGATTTTTCAACTACTGAAAACACTTATAGTGCTGATTATATAGACCAATCTTTAAACGGATTACTTGAAACAAATCCTTATTCATTTAGAGCAAATAACACTCAAGTTACTGCAGTTGGACAATTTCAAGCATTTAAAAATTTAACAAATCAAACGTATTCAGGAACTATTGTATGGACCGGTGGAACTGCTCCAACGACAAATACTCAACATACATATTCAATTTCACAAATAGGTAATTTAGTAACATTAACTATAAATTTATCGTATGGTACAGCGGGAGCAGCAGGATTAACATCAGTAGCTTGTGAATTACCGAGTACAGCACCAACACCCGCTTTACCCGTTTCAGTTTCAGCTGCTGGGGATATTTTAAATTATGGAAATGGAATGATAGCAGTAGCCAAATCACTTCCAACAACATCAG